CAACTAATACTAATGTATTTCCATTTTTAGATATATCTTTAATTGTATCTGCCATCCATGTTAATCTAGATAAATCAGTAGTCAAAAACTTTAATTCTGATTGATAATCACCATATATAGCTGTTTCCTGTGTCTGTAATATATTAATATCACATTGTGCCAAATGTCCAGAATCTTGAAGTGCTTTGGCAGTAAGTGATCCAATTACAGGTCCAATTGCAGTAATTAGACTCATTTGATGATATTCTTCTTCTGGAAGTGTTCCAGTTAATCCCCAACGTATTGGTATATTAGAAAATATTGTCGTAAGCATGGTATGCAATATGCCAATATTTTTTATTTGATGACACTCATCACAAATAATAGCAATTTGATTTTTTAAAAATACTTCCAGTTGACCATCATCAAGTGCATCTTTATTCTTCTTATCAAGAATATTAAGACTTTGCCACGTACATATGGTATGTTGTCTATCATATTCCTTTCTGGAACCATATAACACACCTACATCCAGACCAATATTTCTATAATCTTCTTCGGTTTGTTGAACAAGATTTATATTTGGAACAATAACTATTGTTCTTCCATAATTTTCTACTAACTTACTGAGACTGCAGGTAACCAAAGTATTATGAGTAACAATAAAATTGTCTGTAATATACAAATGGGCAGGATGGTCTATCATAATACATCTGACCGGCTCGTTTGAAACTTTCTCAATATTGATAATATTCAATAAACTTTTTCTTGCAGATCTATTTAATTTATTTTTGGAAACCCGATCAATTCTCTTTTCTATTAATTCTAATTTCCGAGGCAATGTTACAAGAATACTTAATGATTCATGATATACTGATACATCGTAACTATCTTTACATGGTGTTCGAATTCCATTATAGACATATGTTCTATTGGTGCTTGAAGTTCGCCGTGCTATTCCACCAATACTGTGAATCAAATAAGAGAAGTCATCTGCCAATTGCTTGCTTGTACTCGTAAAAGAAATAAAACCATTTTTAGAAACATATCCATCAGTATCCAACAATCCTTGTATCATAGAAAGTCTTTGACTATATGATGCGTTCAAGTATATTTTTGGTATGAATTTCGTATGACTATAAGTGGCATCTAAATTCATATCAATGATCGCTGCTCTATATTTGTGATTCACCAATGCATTTCCAGGAACTAATTTTCCATTGATTCTTAGCTGTGAATTCATTGATTCGCACTTTTTGCTATTCTGAATTTCTTTATTTGCGAAAACTAATCCATAATCATATTGTCCTCTATGAATAAATTTATATTCACATTCTAATAACGATGAGCATTTGTCCAAAATATATTGATCAGAAGTGGTAAAATCAATTCTTCCTCCCCTAAATGAACCATCGCCCAATAATGCACCAAGTAAATATGGATGAATAGGCAATTCGACATCATTGCAATCATTAATCATTGATGCTAATGGAATTGATATTTTTCGTTTGTTCGTTTTTTGAAATTCAATGATTTCATTAAGGGATATTGTTTTCCATTTATTTGTCCAATTATGATTATGAACTTTCCAAAGATGCTCACCACATGACTTTGCTTTCCTACCATCTTCAAAAGTTATTTCATAAACATCCTTATTGCCATGATCATAAATACCAATCACTTTGGATGAACTGCCATCAGGAATTGTTATATCATCACCCAAACAAATCTCACCAAATGTTTTCCATCCACCAGGAATTTTGATCTTGCTATCATATGTCTGTGCTTTTCCCGACCCAGTTGGAGCTATACAAAGTCCCTGTAATGTTTCAAGACATTCATTTATTGCTGTAATTTGGTAATCGCGTAGTGTAATTGGTTGACCTTCTGCACGGTGTCCTTTTGGCCAAGTAATGTTGCTCAGATAATTTTCATCAATCTTTGATAAATCAAAATTATATATTTTTCTTTGATCTTCAATTTCAATTTCATAACCGTTGTCTTGAATGATAGGTATTAATTTATCTAATATATTTAAATTGGTTAATCCACCCAATGTACAAAATCCGGCTCTTCCATCCCATCTACCCAACTTGTATGCTGCAGAATATCTTGCACCCGGTAAAAAATACTTTACTGCATTACTACATGCTCGGCGGACATCTAAATCTAATCCTGATAATCTAACATTGGTTTCAGATTCAATAATTATTTTACAAATTTTCATTATTATTCTTCTTTGAGTGATTCAACGTGAATTGTAGTAAATTTAATTGGTATGATATCCGGAAGACAATATTCCTTATCGTCACAATCATAGCTTAAAGTAATATGTGGCTTGTATTCTGGATAATCACTAGTCGCACCATACTTAGTGGTAAAATGTCTATTAAGTTTTATTAATTCGTCGCTATTGACACTTGCAACCAAACATGTTGTTCCAGATTTTGATGGCCATTTGATTAAATTATCAATAATGCCATTCAATTGAATTTCTTTGCCATGATGCTCAACGGCATCGGGACATGGTTTACGACTATAAATTAGTGTTGTATGATAATCGTCTTTATGAATTGGATTATGTACTTCTAATAATTCAGATAAGTATGATATTACATCTTTACTTGGTTCATCTAATTTTAGACTTGCAAACGTTCCATTCTCATGTAAATCTTCTAGTCTCATTCTTTTCCTTTATCTATCAATAGCAGCGTCTTCCATTCCAACAGTGCGTAATTTTACAATATTTGATATTTGAAATGATTTTTGATCCAAACCTTTAATGGCAGCTAGATACAAATTTCTAACTAAACTGACTTCATTAATTAAAAATGCCATATCCACAATGTCATCTTCACCGTCAATATACTTTTCAATACTTCTATCAGATAATTCTCGATTATAACGTTCATTATATTTTTTATAATGACTGCTACGAAGTTTATCATAACTAATATTTAAATACTTTAGTATTGCTTCAAGATCTTGAAGTTGTCCAAATCTATAGCTCATTGTACCACTTAAATCTTGTGCATTTTTTTCAATAAGACCTGATATTTTTGATTCCAAAATAGCCGTTGAAACTTCATCATTATAATATTGAATTGCATTTGGTAAATTTCCTAAATCTTTAACAATTCGATTATACCAAATGGTATTTGACATTATAATTTTCCTTTATTATTCGTAATCTTCATCTTCAGATTCGTCATTATGCTCTTCAAAATAATTCTCAATTGCAATATCTAAATATGTATCTTCATCTTTGATATCATTGAGATCATCTGAATCGCCACCATTATTAATGTAAATCATAACAAGTTTATTTGCTACATCTTCTTTTTTTGAAGCAGGTACAAAATCAACCATTAGTTCCCAAAGTTCTAATACAATATCTGCTGAAATTTCCATAGTAATTCTCCTAAGTTATATTATCTAGTATTTTATCAAAGCTTTGGGTATTTTGCAATTTATTCATTGAATGGTTTTCAATAAAGCATCTATTTCATTTAAATAATTTATTGAAATATTTCTAATAGATTTCAAATCATCATCTTTTTCAAAATCTAGTTGTTCTGAATAGATAAAATCTCGTATTTCATTAAGAAATACGTTGTATTCACTCGTTATTTGATTAAATGCTATTGACAGGGTCCTTGCATCAACAATTCCTATTAGCGCTTTGTATTTCCATATTGACGCTATGATTTGCATATATTCTTTCTTAAATACAATTTTCATTTGATTTATATCAATAATAACTTTGTTAATTTCAAGTATCTCGTTTATCAGCATCTTCAGCAATCTTTCTTTTTGCATCATACAAAGCATCATCCATAAATTTCATGGTCTTTGCAATAGATATTTGATTTTTTTTAGACCTCTTAATTAGTCCCTGTAAAAAAATACTTATTTTCTTCTTTTCTTCTTCAGATTTATTTTCAAACATTTATTTTCCTTTAGTTTATATTATTAATATATTATTAAAACTTCAGTTGTTCTGCAAAATATATTACATATGGCGCTATCTACATTGAGTGTTGGTAACATAATTAACATCACTTTCAGGATTTCCCTCCGTAATGACACAGGTATTGATATCAATATCATCGATATCAACATAAGCATCATTAGAACTCGTAGTACTCATATTTTGAATCACAGGAGTTATAAGGGCATGATTCACTGGTAATAATCTACCAGGAATTCGGGAACAACCTTCCCTACGTATATTAATCGCAGCATTCACATCTCTATCCCCAATATATCCACA